GATCAAGGCAGGCATGTACGCCGACGCCACGATTAACGGCGTCACTGGACGTTTGCGTCTGGTTGACCTAGGCACAAATATGCTGCCTTACGCCAGGGCTACTCAATTCCAGAGCTTCGCTGGTGTCTTCGAGCAAACAGGTGCGGCAGGTTGATATGGCTCGCAATCTTTCACCACACCAGCTACTGCGTGAGTTCAGAAAGGCAGTCCCCGTAGCACTCGATGAAGTTGCCGACAAACTCAACGATGAGTTTCAGGCACAGATCGAGGACGTGAAATGGACTTGGCCAAACAAGACTAAGCGTAAAAACGGAGCGACCGTCGATAGCCCTAGAGACATTGTCGATCTTGGCAATCTAAAAGCTAGTCAAACTAGAGAGAATGTCGGGCCTTTGACGGTTGAGTGGACTTGGAAAACAGACTATTCAGCTGTTGTTCACAATGGCCCAAAACTGGTAGACGGCCAGCGGTATAGACACCGTCCGTGGACAGAACATGCCGAAAAAGAGGTGCAGCCCTTAAAAACTTTCGCTGATAGACTTAGGAGAGAGTTGGATGGCTAGTGTATCAGAAGTACGCTCTATCGTAGACTCCATTGTTGGAACTTATTTGGGAAACTATAACCTTCCTGATGGTTCCTCTTCCCCCGCCCTTTGGGTTCGGGGTTCACAGCAAGTTCCGAAGGACTGGTCTGTCACAGGCACAGAATGTGTCATAGATGAAGTACCGGAAGCACGGAATTTACCGACGATGTCTCAGGCGGTCTTCTTAAATCTTTTTTGGACCGTAACCCTAACCAGTTACGACACATCGGTCACCTTAGACAATCTTCGTTTGCTTCTTTTTCGGGCTTTCCCTGATATGGATACAGCGGTACATACACCGCAAACGGACATATCTTACGAATCCCTAAAAGTAACTATCCCCGATTACTCAATTCACACTGAGATAAGCTAATGGCTCAACTTCCTGGAGGTGCGTTTGCAAAGGGGCGGGACCGCATCGTGCGGATCGCTGACCCTAGCGGCACCCGACTCACCCCTGCATCTCACGGCAGTGGCAACACCGGAGCGACCTATACGTCTCCCGCATCTACGACCTTCAATTTCCTGAAGGGTCTGACTCAGGCTGAGTACACGCCTGCACCTACTTCCCAAGAGTTCTTCCTGCTCGGCGACAACGGCTACAGGGACTCTGTGGGCACCACCATGGCCGGTGAAATGGCCTGCACGACCTTCTTCATCAACAGCCTCTCTTCAGGCGCTCCACAGGCGGATATTGACACCGCTCTGGGCCTTGTAATGGCGGCTGAATCCGATCCTGACAAGGAGCTGTTTGTCGAAATGTTGACTCTGTTGGGTCAAGACGGCAGCAATAACTTCCTGTACTTTGTGCGTGCTTTCCAAGCCTGTGTGACGGGCGTTTCTGAAGCCGCCCCCTCAGATGGTCTGATCGAGTATTCCTGGACCTTCCAGAGCCGTGGAGAGATCTTTGTCGGCACGCTGAACAACTCCACCACTGCTCTCGACGTCTACGCCTGATGCAAGCTGATCTGCTTACCTCTGAGGATGAGCAGTCTTACTTCATCAACTGTCGAGTCAAAGGTGAATTACTTGAGGTTGGGGCGGTTTACATCGCCCCTTCTTCGTGTTCACCCATGAAACTAATCTCAGAAGATGGTGTTAGTTTGACTGTAGAAATTCCTGAAAATGTCCGTGGTCAGCATCATGAGATGGTGGCGGCAGACACATCATTTTTCATAACATGAGCAAGTATTCAAAAATCTTCTTTGGTCAGAAAGAGTATTACGACATCGCTCCATTCCGTTTCCCGATCTATAAAGACCTAGTTGCAGGCGAGATCGAGGGTATTGAGGACGTGGCCCGCAAGCAGGCTAAGAACACCTACGCTCTGCTTAAGATTGCAAAGGACATCGCTGAGCGCAAGGACATTCCTGTTCAGCAGGCTTTGGATGCCCTGTCTGACGTCAATGAGAATCAGGATATTCTCTATGACTATGTGGATCAGCTAGCTGAGATTCAAACCCAAGGTCAATCCGCAAGCGAACAAAAGATTCAAACTGTGACCCTGTTCATGCAGTACAGGGCAGAGTTCAAAGAGCGCAATAAGTGGGTGCAGACTGCTGACTGGGAGATCTCTGATACCAGGGAGATGCCTAGCCGGATGCTTGACGACATTTATATGTTTGTCGAATGGGAGCGAAACGGCTGGCCCTCTGATGACGAAGATGAAGATGAGGACGCTGAGGGAAACTGACCACAGAGGCGGTCACTGAACGTATTGCCTTTTTACGGCAATACTTGGCCACCTCTGAACTTGATCTCCTACAGGTCTACTCGGAATTAAGGGCGTGTCCGGCGGGTATCGATATATCCCGTGATGAGTTCGCTCGACTGCCTCTAAAGCTGATCTACGAGCTGATTCGATTTGGATCAGAGCAGCAGAAACGCTCGGCAAACATCAATTCAATTTCTACTGCTCGACTAGCAGGCATAGTAATCAGTATTGCTAAGAGCTTCAGTAATGAGAAGTCTGGCGAAGTAAACATCGATCAACTGCTTCCGTTCCCATTGAACGAGGATGCAACTATGTTTATTGCTGAGACTAGGGAAGTATTCAAGACTTTGATTGCTAAGCGTAAGTTGCCAGTTTCTGTAATCGCTTCTCTAAGTAAAGTTATTAGCACATAACCCGATAAAATTAACTTACGGCGTGGGGTTTCTGTGGCTCAAGGTCAATATAAATATCAACTTGACGTTGAGAACAGAAAGGCTCTTAAGGGGCTGGCTGATTTTGCCAAGGCATCTGATAAGGCCACACAGCGTGTCGAGAAAGATATTAAAAGGCAGATCAAGGCCAACACAAAGCTTGATCAGAAACTAATTAGACAACGTGCTGAGCTGGCAAAAGCCAGGGCCGAGTACAAGAAATATACGACTACAAAAAAGGCGGACGCTGAAGCTGCGAAAGTGGCTGCAGGCGAGATGGAACGTCTGAATAAGAAAATAAATAACACGACTCGATCTCTGCAGTTAGGGAAGCAGCAGATCCGTCTTTACAGAGCGGAATTAGACAAATTAAATACGGCTACCCGAAAGCAAAATCAGGGTAGGACGATGTACCGCAGGCCTATTGGGCCTGCACCTGCTCAACGGGGTTTTGCTGGTAATACCGGATTCAGAGCCTCCATAGGCAGTGCTGCTAGAGCAGGTGGCGGCGGTGGCGGTCTGCTTGGTGCTGCTGCAGTCGGTGGTGCTGCAGGTGTTGCTGCAGCCGTTGCAGGACGGGCAATCCAAGCTATTGAGGATCTAGCCCGCGCAACAGCTCAATACGCCAACGACGCAGCAGTAGCGGCGGCTCAGACGCAGAAGATGCAGATCGCCCTCAAGGGCGTAACAGGTGCAGGATTCGTCGATGCGCTGGCAGACATTCGCCAGGTCACTAAGGACTACAACGTCCCGCTGCAAGACGCGACGAAGAGTTTCACACGTTTTGCCGCATCAGCTAAAGCCTCAGGTGTTGGCGCGGAAGATATAACTGCATCCTTCCGTGGTTTGATTGCAGCTAACAAAGCTTTGGGTGGTTCGCAAGAACAAGCGAACGGAATCTTGCTTGCTGCTACACAAGTATTCGGCAAAGGTAAGGTCTCTGCAGAAGAATTAAGAGGGCAAATCGGTGAACGTTTGCCAGGTGCGGTTGCGCTCTTTGCAGAGTCAATGGGCATCACAACCGCAATGCTCGACAAGCGTCTTGAGGAAGGCACTGTCTCGGTCGAGGACTTTGTCAATTTCACAAAGACGCTGCTGCAAGATTTTGATGCTGAAGCGAAAAATATCGGTCAAAGCTCTGCAGAGGCAGGCCAACGTCTGGCAAACGAGCTAGATGAGTTAAAGCGAAATATCGGCAATCTCTTGATGCCGATCGGAGCTGCTTTCCAAGACGTTTTTGGTGAGATTGTAAGGGTCATCAACATGGCCATCCGCGCTCTCAATAATTTCTTGGGGCTTGGTACGGAAGGTGCTATTGCTAAAACTGAGCGTGAATTAGAAAGTGCTCGACAGCGTTACATCGCAGGTCGTCGTCGGACTGGTGATGAGAAAGTCGATAAGCGCAGAAAGATTCAGCAAAGTCAAGCCAAGGCCGACATGGATCGCCTTAAAGCAAGACTGAGAGAACTTCGTGGTACGGGTGAAGGCAATATCGAGACAGGCACTCTTGTCACCGGAGAAGACCTAATCAATAACCGCAAAGGCGCAGGTAAAGATACTGCTGGTCAACTAGCCCGTATCGCCGCTACAGATGCCCGACGTGCGGCTGAGGCAAGAGCCCGTGAAAATGAGAAGTTCGATAAGCAGCGTTTCAAGCTGCTGGAACAACTGCGTCGTAACGACGCCAAGATTGCTGAGGCCCAGCTTAACGGGACTCAACGTGCCCAGCTAGGCATTCTGAACACCTACCAAGAACAGAACAGAGCCGTTGCTAACGAGATTGCCTCACTGGACATCGCGGTGGACAAGGCAGAAGCAAAACTGAAGGCAGCGCAGGGTCAGTTGGCTGCTGCAGCACCAGGGTCTGTAGACGCGGCTAGGGCAGCGGGACTGGTCGAGCGAGCGCAGATAGGCCTAACCGGAGCCCAAGACCGTCGTGCGCAATTCGGTGAGTCAGCCGGTGCCCTAAGAGCCGACAACCTGTCTATGGCTATCGCCCAGTCCACACAGGGCTTCAGACAGCGGGCAGAGGCGGCAAAGATCGAGGCGGATGCGCTGCGTATGCGTAATCGGCTGGCTATGGAAGGGATGTCTGAGACAGAGATCAACCGACAGCTCCAGTTGGCTGAAATCGAGAAAGAACGCAGCGAGCGTCTTAGACAGATCGGGCCTGACACTGAGGGCGCAGCTGAGATGATGCGCCAAATCAATGAGGGTGCCGATAACGCTAGAGAGGCGATTAACAACCTCACAGAAGCTCAGCTCCAAGCAAGTGACGCCCTAAACCAGTACATCGCTAGCTCGATGGACTATCTGACCGACGTGCGTGGGCGTATTTCAGAGATCGCTCAATCAATCGAACAGTCAATTTCGCAGTCAATCATGGGTGTCGTTCAAGGGACCATGACTGCTTCTGAAGCTTTTGCCAACTTCTTTAAGAGTGTTGGTCAATCATTTATGCAGATGGCCGCTCAGATGATTGCCAAGCTTATTGTCATCAACCTTCTGAAGAAGGCTTTGGGCGGTTTGTTTGGTGGTGGTGCCCCTGATACGCCTACAGACTCTTTTGCAGGCGTACCCAATGACGTACTGGATAGTGTTATACCAAGTCCTTATGCGAAAGGTGGCATTGTCACTAAACCAACTAACGCGATGATTGGCGAGGGCGGCATGAATGAAGCTGTTGTACCGCTACCCGACGGCCGCTCCATCCCTGTGGATTTAGGTAAAAATTCAGGTGGTGGGGTGACCACAAATATCACCGTTAATGTGGATCAAGGTGGAAACACCAGCACTGAGACTGACGGTGATCAAGCCAACAAGTTGGCAAATGCCATCGATGGTGCCGTGAAGCGCGTCATCATGGATGAGCGCAGAGTTGGAGGACTTCTTTACAATGGCCGACGTTAATTTAACCCTCGACCTTCGTATGGAGGTCAACGAACAAACCACACACCGTATCCGCAAATATGGTTTTGGGGACGGTTACGAAGCTATTGCGAAAGACGGTATCAACACTAGGTTGACTGAATACAACGTCACTACCGAACCCATCAAAGACGCGACTACCCAAACAACCTTTATCGCCGATTTGGATAAGGTGGCCACGGGTGATTATTTCCTTGCTACTCTCGCACCATTCAGTGCAGTACCACGTCGTTACAGATTAAAAGACAATACTTATTCGAGACGAATCCTCCCCTCCAACAGGGCGATGACATTTTCGTTTACTCTCGTCGAGGCTTATTCCAATGCCTAACGAAAAGCTCAGGACAGAGACAAGAAGGCTTACCCAAGACTCACCCATAACCCTTTTCCAAATCTCAGGAAATGCGTCATCTATGGGAAGTTCATGGCCTAATGACTTGTACTTTGTATCTCCAGAACAGTCTGGCGGCACTGAGGTCGAGTACGTCAACCGCGATGGCGCTGTTGTGACCTATCAGCCCGTACCTATTGCAGCTGGCGGTTTTGAACTGACGGGTAGTAACAATCTCCCTCAACCCAAGGTTCAAATATCGAACATTGATGGGAAGATGACGCTGTATAACTTTGATTTTGAGGATCTAATTGGTTTCAGTCTTACACGAATCCGTACCTATGCCAAATACCTGAAGTCTATTGACGGTATTGCGCAAGCTGACTACGACAGTAATGCGCACTTCACTCCTGATACTTGGTGGTTTAATCGAAAGGTAGAGGAGACAAAGTTAGGTGTTGTGTATGAACTGGCATCCGTATTCGATCTAGAAGGAACTAGACTTCCAAAACGCAGAATGTATAGTAACTTTTGTCCTTTTGAATACAGAGGTCCCGAGTGTAACTACACAGGTCCTGCGGTTTCTTCGCCTGATATTTGCCCTAAAACTCTTGAGGCTTGTACTGCTCGATTTGGCGGTCAAAATGATCCACTGCGCTTCGGTGGTTTTCCTGCAGCAACTGACCGCTAGCCCATGGCAAAACTGCTTCACAGACGTATAGCGCAGATTTCTAGGAAGGCTTTGCCGAACGAGGCCTGTGGATTTGTCGTAGATGGGAAAGCCGTAGCTTTAGAAAACAAAGCGGAGAACCCAACAGAGGCTTTCCTTATCTCCGCGCATGATTACCTGACCTATCGATCCGATACTATTTTTCACTCACACCCACTAGGCGACCATACTTTTAGTGAGCACGACAAGCTTGTAGCTGCGAATATGGAGTTGACCTCTTATCTTTATGTAGTTGATGCTGACCGG